CTGTGACTTTGCAATCTTTTCTGATGCAAGTCGACATGGTCCCGGCGCAACGTCAGCCAAGAGTGGGCAGAATTCAATACCAATTAATAAATTTTGTCCTCCTTTAGATGTTACGCTCGAAGCGCAAGATCTTTTTACGCGAGTAATCGCAGACGATCACAGATGGTGCCGTTCTCTATATGAAAATTACAAGAGTTCGGTATTTCCCAAATGTGAGCAGAATAAAAGTTTATTGGAGCTTGGAATTTACCCCAATGTTCCGATAGATTATGTCATTTTAAATCGACAGTATTCTCGGATCTTGTTTGTACCCAAAAATGCTAAAACTCTAAGAGGCATTGCAGCTGAGCCTACGGGAAATGTATATTGTCAGCTTTCGCTGAACGATTACGTGAGACAACGCCTATGTTACTTTGGCATAAATCTCAAGACCCAGGCAAAAAATCAGGCATTATCGAAAATCGGTTCTGAAACCAATTCTTTGGTAACACTTGACCTATCAGGTGCTAGTGACTCTGTTGCTCTGAACTGGCTTAAATTATTTCCACCAGTTTGGGCAGAGCTCCTCAGAACACTTCGGTGTGAAGAGGGGATGCTAGATGAAAATTTAGTGTCCTTCGAGAAATTAAGCAGTATGGGTAACGGCTATACCTTTGTGGTAGAATCTTTAATTTTTGCTGGCCTCCTTTATGGGGTCTGTAAAGTTAGAGGTTTAGATTGGAAGGAAACCCTTCCAAGTGTCGCTGTTTATGGAGATGATATTATTCTCCCAGCAGTTTTATTCTCTGATTACGCGTATATTTTAAAACGCGGTGGATTCGTGCTAAATAAAACAAAAACTTTTTCGCACGGACCAATTAGAGAATCATGTGGCTCAGATTTCTTCCTCGGTCGGAAAATAACCCGGCCAACGTTGAAAGCACTTCCTGTGCATGAGTGGGAGGTTGTGAGAGATCACAATCTTCTTTTCCTTACTGCCCTCGAATGGGATATAAAATTGCCTACGACCCTCAATAAAATGAGATCATGGCTACCCGTTCGTTTTTACGGCCCGGTTGTTCAGGACGGTAAACTCCGATCTGTAATAGCTTGGCTGTTTTCTGAAACTCCAGAAACACCTGACGGAATTGTGAAACCTAAGCAAAATATTATGAGAAATATCCCATATTATGATGCTGACGGCAATAAACAGTTTCAGAAAGTGAATCTAGTTAAGGATTGGCAGCGGAACTTATTCGTGCTTGACCAGTATATTCCCTTCAGACCTGCCTGGAAACCAGGTAGTAAAAAGGAAAAAAGTTTGTACTGGGATCTTGTACACTATGAGCCACTAATGCATCTGACTCGGGCAACCCCCGATGATGATGAAGACATTTTGAATATCACCGCCGTTGTTGCTTCAGAATATTATCTTTCAAAGAAAATACTCTCTGTGCGCACGACCAAGTCCATAATCTATGCTGAGGATTGGAAACCCCAGTTCTCTATGGATTATTTACTGCACATCTAACTTCCTTACCTTCCTC